ATCCGTTCGCAGACTCAGTACAAGCAAGAGTACCTGGGCACCCTCTTCACCGCAGACACGATCTACGGTGTGAAGGCGCTGCGTACCAGCGCTACCAGCACTGCTGCTGACGCTTCCGCTGCCTTTGCCCTGGCTGTCCCGGCCTAATGCAGTTGTCCCCTCCCCTTCGGGGGAGGGATCTTTTTCTATAGGAGATTGAAATGGCTGCTGCTACCGCTGTTGTTTCCCGCCGTGGAAACGATCAATTCCGGGGCTTGTTCTCGGATACCTGGGAGGTTGCGTGTACTTTGGATGCTGGTGCCGTCTCGGCTGGTGCCACTGACACTGATACCGTAACTGTTCCTGGTGTTGCTCTGGGCGATATCGTTATTGGTTTCTCGCATGGTGTGAGCGAGGCTGGTCTGGTCAAACGGGCTTATGTCTCTGCTGCCAACACTGTGACGATTGTCACCTACAACCCTACCGCTGGTTCTGTTAACTTGGCATCAACCACGCTCACGCTGATCATTGCGCGGGCTGTGTAATAGACGGGGGGCCACAAGCCCCCTGTTTTACTTCTGGAGTTCCAATGGCTACCTATCGTTGTTTGGCAAGTGGCAATACGGTCACGTTCACTTTGCCCCATGACATTGAGTCCATGAAGGGTCATAGCGGATACGTCATGATTGACGAGCCGGAGCAAGAAGAGACTCGTCCTCTTCCGATGATGCCTCCTCAACAGGTTAAACGGCCAGGACGGCCACCTAAACAGCCAAAGGCGACCTAACATGGGTATGCTGTCAGGGGTTGTGTGCCCCGTTGCCACACAAGATGTCCACATCAACCTGAAGAACCGCAATCATGCGTTCAAAGAATATGGATATGGGCCTCCAAACCCTGATGAGCCTAATACCGCCTTCTGGTTGAAGAAGGCAAAGATGTACAACGCTCCCACTGAGTCGATCAAGGGGATGCTTTGTGGTAATTGTGCGGCCTTCATTCAAACGCCCAAGATGATGCAGTGCATTGTTGGCGGGCTGGAAAAAGACGAGAATGAGGGCGAGTTGTCTTATGACGAGCAATTCGTTGCGGCGGCTGATCTTGGCTACTGCGACTTGTTCCAGTTCACTTGTGCAGCGGCCCGCACTTGTGATGCTTGGAAATCTGGTGGGCCTATCACAAAGGATTGATCATGTACGGCAAGATGTCTGCGCCCAAAATGGGTAAAAAAGAGTCCAAGTCCTATGGCGCTAAGAAGGCTATGCCTGTGGCCATCATGGTTGCTGTTGGCAAGCCTAAGCCGCTGCCCAAGCGTGGTCAACGTGCCATGACCAACAAGATGAGCCGAGGCAAATGAAGACCAAGGCTGAGAAAAAGATCTCCCGTGTGCTACGGGAGTACAAAGCCGGGAAGTTGCATTCTGGGTCAAAGAAAGGCCCAGAGGTCACTTCTCGTAAGCAGGCGATTGCCATTGCTCTGTCTGAGGCTGGGAAATCCCAGAAGAAGAAGTGAAGTCCAAGGTCAACGCTGCGAAGAACTACACCAAACCTGCCATGCGAAAAGCTCTATTTGAGCAAATCAAAGGCAAGGCGGTTCAGGGTACTGCTGCTGGTCAATGGTCAGCCAGGAAAGCGCAATTGTTGGCTAAAGAATACAAGGCTAAGGGCGGTAACTACAAATGAAAGCCGTACAAAAGTCTTTAAAGGATTGGACTGCCCAGAAGTGGACGACCCGTTCTGGCAAGCCATCTAGTGTTACTGGAGAGCGGTATTTGCCTGAAAAAGCGATTAAGGCGCTATCTCCTGCCGAGTATGCGGCCACAACCAGGGCAAAAAGGGCTGGCAAGGCGGCTGGCAAGCAATACGTTGCTCAACCCAAGAAGATTGCTCAGAAGACTGCGAGGTACAGATGAAGACCGCTGCTTGGACTCGTAAGGAGGGGAAAAATCCTGCTGGTGGATTGAACGAAAAGGGCAGGAAGTCCTATAATCAGTCTACAGGCGGGAACCTAAAAGCTCCTGTCAAATCAGGCGACAACCCAAGACGGGCCTCCTTTCTTGCGCGTATGGGCAATATGCCTGGGCCTGAATACAAAGACGGCGAACCGACTCGCCTGCTTCTTTCCCTCAGAGCTTGGGGCGCATCGTCCAAAAAGGATGCAGTAGCCAAAGCAAAAGCAATTTCTGCGAGGAACAAGAAGTGAGACCACTCTCGGTTGGTAAAAGTTTAACTGCTGCTACAGCTACTACGCTGTACACGGTGCCAACCGGCTATTACGCCAAGTGTGTTCTGCTCCACGCATCGAATAATGGCAGTTCAAACAAGCATATCAGTTTTAGCTGGTATGACTCAAGTGCCGCTGCCACCATCCCGATCACGACTGAGTTCACGCTTTCTGCCAAATCAACGCTCGCCGAGATTGATGTCAATCAATACATCGTTTTGGAAGAAGGCGACTACATCACTACGATATCAGAATCTGGCTCGACCATTTCTGTGATCGCCACCTTTGAAGAGATAGGATTGACACGGCAATGACCTACCTAGAACTCATCAATGATGTGCTGATTAGGCTGCGTGAGACGACTGTCGCCACTGCTAATCAGACGAACTACTCTACCCTGATCGGCAAGTTTGTCAATGATGCCAAGCGCCAGATCGAGGACGCATATGCGTGGAATGTGCTGGGTCAGACGGTCACCCTTACCACTGTTGCCGGGACGTACATCTATTCGATGACTGGTGCTGGGCAGAAGTTCCAGGTGGTTGATGCCATCAATGTGACCGCCAATGTGGGCTTGACGAACATCAGTTTTGTTGAGATGAACCGCTATCAGAACTTCACCACTCCGATCTCTGGCATCCCGAACTCCTATTGTTTTGATGGCGTGGATGGAAGTGGCGATACGAAGGTGGTGCTGTACGCCCGTCCTGATAACGTCTATTCGATCCAGTTCGCTCTGACCGTGCCCCAGGCCACTCTGTCATCTGACAGCACCTCTGTGCTGGTTCCTGATGTCTTGGTAGCTCAGAATGCCTATGCGCGGGCTTTGATTGAGCGTGGTGAGGACGGAGGCTTCTCGTCGTCTGAGGCTTACCAGTTGTATCGCTCGATGCTGTCTGACTACATTGCTCTTGAGGGCACTCGTTACCCCGAGGCGCAGGAGTTCATTGCGATATGAGCCAGCCGCTGCAAACAGCTAGTGTTTCTGCCCCAGGCTTCTTTGGGCTAAACACGCAAGACTCTCCGACTAATCTGGAGTCTGGCTTTGCTTTGGTTGCAACGAATTGCATCATTGATCGCTACGGGCGCATCGGTTCTCGCAAGGGTTGGTCTAGGGTCAACGCATCTTCTGGGAACCTGGGTGCTAATGATGTTGGGGTGATCCATGAGTTGGTGCAGTCTGACGGCACGATTACAGTGCTGTTTGCTGGCAACAACAAGCTCTTCAAACTCGATGGGTCGAACGCTGTTGTGGAATTGACCTATGGGGGGGGAGGGTCTGCTCCCACCATCACTGCCAACAACTGGTCGTGCGCTTCCCTCAATGGCATCACCTACTTCTTCCAGAGCGGTCATGATCCGTTGATCTTCGATCCTGCGGTGTCTACAACGACGTATAGGCGCGTTTCGGAGAAGACTGGCTATGTGGGTACTGTCCCTAGCGGGAACATCGTCCTATCGGCTTTTGGACGGCTCTGGTCGGCCAATACGTCCACGGTCAAGAACATTGTGTACTTCTCTGACCTGTTGGCAGGACATGTCTGGTCTACGGGAACTGCTGGCTCGTTGAATGTGGATCGTGTCTGGCCCAATGGTGCAGATGAGATCCAGGGTCTTGCTGCTCACAATGGTTTCCTGATCATCTTTGGCAAGCGGCAGATCTTGGTCTATCAAGATGCCACTACGCCATCGACGATGCAGTTAAGCGACACGGTTGGTGGCATTGGTTGCATTGCCAGGGACTCGATCCAGACCACTGGCAAGGACGTTCTGTTCTTGTCCAACTCTGGTGTTCGCTCGTTTGCCAGGACGATTGTTGAGAAGTCTGCTCCTTTGGGTGACTTGTCTAAGAACGTCCGTAATGACCTTATGTTGGTGGTTTCGACTGAGACTCCTGCCAACATCAAGTCTGTATATTCTGAGTCAGAGGCTTTCTACCTGTTGACGCTGCCAACCAGCAAAGAGGTGTATTGCTTTGACACTCGGGCGCAGCTACAGGATGGCTCTTTCAGGGTCACCAACTGGAACAACATTGAGCCTACTGCTCTGCTGTCAAGGCGTAACGGTGATGTGCTGATCGGCAAGAATGGCTATGTCGGCAAGTACGGCACTTATCAGGATCACACATCCTCGTATCGGTTCCAGTACTTCACCAATCACGCAGACCTGGGCAATGCCAACGTCACCTCTGTCCTCAAGAGACTGCGTGTTGTGGTCATTGGTGGCACCAATCAGTATCTAACGATGAAGTGGGGCTTTGATTTCTCCACTTCATATCAGTCTGGCAACGTCTTGATCCCGTTGCAGGGTGTGTCTGAGTACGGTATTGGAGAGTACGGGATTGCCGAGTATTCTGCTGGTGTTGCGTTGCAGACGCTATCTTTGCCGGTCAATGGGTCTGGCAAGATGGTTCAGACTGGATACGAGACCAACATCAACGGCTCATCAATGTCCATTCAACGGATTGAGATCCAATTCAAAGACGGGAAAGTATCATGAGCGATTACGTTCAAAGCACCAACTTCGCTACCAAAGACGCTCTTCCTTCTGGCGATCCGCTCAAGATCGTCAAAGGCACTGAGATCAACACCGAATACGCCAACATCGCCATTGCTGTTGCAACGAAGGCTGACAAGAGTGGTTACACGGCCAATGGTGTTGTCTACTCGTCTTCTGGAGGCATCCTGAGCACTGGCAGCGGTTTCGTGTTTGATGGCACGAACGTTGGCATTGGAGAAAGCACCCCAGCGACCTACGGCAAGTTCGTGGTGGCTGGCACTGGCTCTTTCACCAACTCTCTGGTGTCTACCAGTTCTACACTGACTGACAAGCCAACTGTTGAGTTTCGCAAGACGATGAACGTCACGAGCGGGCAGACGAATACAGTTGGCAGACTATCTTTCAATGGCAAGTTTGGTTCCACTGCGGGAGAACAGGCATATATTTCTGTTGTTTCACAAAATGTTGCTGGAGTTTTAGATTCAAATGTTCTCAGATTTTCAGCAAGAAGTGTTAGTGGAGGTGTGGATGGAGCTTATGCTGAGTTAAAAAATAGTAGTGCTGTAATTAATAGTGGGAATGGTGCAGAAATTGAGTTGGTAAATGGAGATATTAATTATGACGCTACCACGCACAATTTCTCTGGGGATATAGCATCCCCAACCCTGACTGGCACGCCAACCACTCCAACGGCTACTGCAACAACCAACACCACACAAGTTGCCAGCACGGCGTTTGTTCAGAGTGCTATCTCTCAGTTCATCAAGGTACACACGGTCAACACCACCACTGGATCTTCATACTCTAATGGCTCTGGCAGTTACACCGATCTGTTGACTCTGAGCATTACTCCAAAGTCTGCCAGCAGCAAA